CGGGGACGCTGGCGGCATCGCCGTAGCCCGCAGCGAAGACAAGCTGTACAGCACCGATCTGCGGCAAGGAAACGGGCCAGGCACTGCCGAACACCGGCGTCACGCGCGCCGGCTCGCAAGCCGTATCGGCGGTGTAGTCCGCTCGCGGCATGGTTTGTGTGGTGCCGGCCATGTCCAGGTATCGGATGGCGAACACCGACTGGACCGGGCATTTCGGCAGCAGGATCGCGTGCGCCGGCAGCGAGAACGGCAGTCCCGCGGGAACGCCCATCAGGCTTGGACCGGGAAAGCCGTCGAGCACCAGTTTCCAGCGTGCGGTGACGAACTGACGGCCGGTGAGCGTCTCCGCGGCTTGCCGTGCCGCCGAGATCAGCGAACCAATCAGCGCATCGTCCTCGGCAGACTCCACCCGCAGGTGGTGCTTGGCTTCGGCGAGCGACACCGGTTCCTCTGCGGCCGGGGTGATGAGTTGCAGCGGCATGGGATCAGATCGCCTGGACCACCGCGGCCTGGTTGAAGACCTCCGCCGTGGCGTAGCGCGGATGCACCCCGATGAGCTTGCCGGCGACGATGCTGGCGGCGACGTCGACGGTCAGCGACAGACGCAGGAAGGCGAAGCCGTTGTTGCTGTCGAGGTTCTCGGGCCTCAGGTTGATCAGCGCCTGCTTGTTGTCGCCGCTGGCCTTGACGATCTGGCGGATTGCTTTGCCGCTGACGTCCTTGGCACCGGTACCGGTGGCGTCCCGCGCCTGCTGGATCTTGGCGTCCAGCGTCGCCGCAGCGCCGAGGACGCCGGTTTCGACCAGCGCCAGAAACGCATGGAAATTGGCGACCGACACCCAGGCGGTGGTGACGGTACCGGCGGCCTGGCTGGCCGGGTCGATGGTGGCGAGAAGCGACAGCGTTTCGCTGCCCTTGAGGTTGGGGTACATGGACGTCTCCTGTGGAAAAATGGTTCGTGCCTCGCTCAGCGCGCGGCGAGCTGGATGTAGGGTGAGAGGGCGTGGGCTCCCTTGGCCGGGGCGATCGGGTTCTGGATCTTGGATTGGCCGTCCATGCGGAACGTGGTGCGAAAGGCGGTCAGGTCGGCGTCGAAGTAGAGATGCATCGACGTTGCGGTCTGCATGCCGCCGGCCTTGGTGATGGTCTGGTAGTAGGAGAGATCGACCAGCAGCACGTCGCCCTGCGACGAGAAGGTGTTGGCGTGCTGTGAGACGAACACCGGACGGCCCAGCAGCGTGCCGTAGGGCGAGAGCTGGATGCCGCCGACCGACTGGCCGACCGGCAGGTAGATCGGGTAGTTGCCGAGCGTCAGGGTGAACAGTGCCGGCAGGACGTCGTTATTGACGATCCACACGGCGTTCGTGAAAGAGCCCGGCGGCAGGCGGGCGATCATCTTGGCGAGGTTCTGCGTCAGCAGGGTTTGCGTCGCCTGGCCGGATTCCTTGGCCACCGTGACGATGGCGCCGCCGTTCATGCAGCCGAGCGGGATGCCGTTGCCGGCACCGAAGAGGATCGACTCGTTGGCTTTCCAGCGAATCGACACCGCGACCTTCTCCGGCAGGTAACTGGTCAACGCGTTGGCGTCGTCGAGCAACTCGTCGGTGGTCGGAACCAGCGCCATCAATTTCTTCAGGCGCAAGGTGGCGAGCCCCAGCACCGGCTTGGTGGGCGTTCCCGAGGATGCCTCTCCCTGCCAGTACGCCCGGATGCCGTTGGTGCCCCAGGGCGTCGTCTCGTCCTTCGGAAAGGCCATGCTGTTGCCGCTGATCTCGACGTTGTCGGTGAGTGGCAGCAGCGAGTCCTCGCCCAGCGAGAGCCTGAAAATCTCCTGCGAGAACTGCGGCGGAACGAGAAAACCGCCGTCCTGGCCGACGGCCTCATTGCCGTAGTTGCTGGGTGCGGCGGCGCCGATGCCACCCAACAACAGGCGGGCGTCGATCGACTGGCCGGGCTTGTCGGCCTGGTACACCGCCTGCATGAATTCGCCGACGGAGCCGAAGCCGCGCCGGGGATCGGCTTCGCGGTTGTCGGTGACGATCGGACCGATGACGTGGTCGACACCGATGCGTGCTTCGTCGGCGATCAGGGCGGCTTCGCGATCGATGGCCGCCGAGGCGGCGTCGATGCGGGCGCGCAGGGCGTCGAAGGCGGTCACTTCGTCGTCGGTGAGGTCGCGATTCTCCGAAGCGGCGAGGTCGGTCAGACCGCGGGCCTCTTTGACCAGGGTGGTCTTGCGAGCCTGAAGCTCGCGCAGTTGCTTGCTCATGTGATTCTCCAAAAGCAAGAACCCGCACGAGGCGGGTTCGATGGGCGTAAAAAAACCGCTGGGAGGCGGTTTGGGTGGGGACGAGCGGCGGGTGGTTCTAGAACGGGGCGAGGCTCAGATGAACAGCACGGAAAAACTTGTGCGCGGCCAAATGGCTCAAATTGTTAAAAGGTGCAGCGGTGCGGTGAGCCACGGAGCCCGGTGTTTGGCGTTCGGGTGCATCAGACGCGAAAGCAGATGAGGGGGCCGCGGCGGAAGGCAAGTTCGACGGAGCAGTTCAGCAGTGCGTTGGCCTGATGCGGACTTAGGAAGTCGCTTGTAGTCGGAAGCATGCCGCCTTTTATGAAACCCGTGGATGCAGCGATTCGGAGCGCTGCAATGTTGTTTTCGCACAGCGCCGGAAAGGACGTTCGGAGCTGTGCGTCCGTTGGTGGGCTACCTTCCTTTCGTACAAATAGTGCGAGATGGTTCCCGTAAACGTGGCTACGAATGTTCATCACCTGTTGCATGCAGTGTTCAGCGACTATGGGAGCTGCTGTCATGTCGTCGAACTCCGCGCGAATCCGCTCGGTCAGGCCCTTCAATATCTGTCGGATGCTTGCCGAAGAGAATTTCGGAAGCGACGGGTCGTTTGGGCTTTGAACGGGAAGGTGTGCGGCCGGATCGAATAAAACGGCGAGGTCTTCGAGTGCCGAAACCCGTTCCGAACCTCTCCATACCAGGCGTCGGAGTTCTCCTTGGCCGACATTCCGGTCGAGGATCAACTCGATAACACCCCGCGCCTCGCCTTGTTTCAAACCGGGAGTGAGGACCGGCCCGGCGATCACCGGAAGGACCCTGTTCCAATCGTGCTCACCTTCGCCCAGCAGGAATCGGTTGTGTTCGTTCAATCGCACATTTGTCTCGAAGCTTGCGTACGCGATCCAGCGGCGACCATTGAGAATATGGACCATCGCTGCACCGAGTTCGGCGGGCTGAACCTCGACGAATCGGCGACCGAATGACTGAATGACCTTGGCGTAATCATCGAAGCGCACTTCGGCATGTCCGGGTAACACGACCTGAACGTCGTCATAAGCGTACCCGCTGGTGCCAGCGAAGGCGGCCTCCATGCGATCGATGTCTTCCCGTTGCATGTCGTGAACAAGATGCCGCAATCGCTTCTGAAAGTGCAGTAGGAACGCGTTCGCGAAGTCCTGCTGTCCTTCGTCAACTCCTGCAAGGTCCCGGATCCGATAGTGGTCGAAGTCCACGATCAGGTTGGCCAGATCAAGGTCGCCGTAGAAGTAGTTGGCTATGAACTGCAGGTAGAAGTCGGTGTCGAAAAGCGCGTCTGATCCGAGCTTGTCGATCAAGTGCAGGCGCCAGTTCTTTACGAGCCAGTATCCAGTCAGGTAACCGTCCTTGTCGTCGACCAATGCTTGACTGAGAACTGTCTCTCTGCGCTTAGGCGTAGCGCCATTTAACCGCTCTTGGAACAGAAGAAAGTCGAGCGCGTTGGCCATTGTCTCGCCTCCGCTTCGAAGTGATTCGGGCAGGGACCCGCCAAAGAGCGAGAAGGCGTCGGACAGCGGAGGACTGATCGCTGCACGAGAGGTTCCAGGGGACGCATCAAACTCAGCGTACAGTGCTATACCCTCGGCGAGGGGACGCAGTGCAGTCGTCACTATGTCGTATCGAATGAGAGCTTCGGCAAGATGATCGTCGCGCTCGTCCCCAGGTTTGTCGGACAGCTGGCTTCGGACGGCCTCCAGGAAGCAGGCGCTCAGGGCGTGCCCGACAGGCATGGAGAAACAATAGTGATGCGCGGACTCGTGTAGTGCCGATGGCAGGCATTCGATCGGAAACTTGCCCCGATGCACAAAGATGTTGGCTGCATCAGTAGTGAGTTTCGTTCCCGATAGCACCGTCGCATTGCCGACTAGCTCGACAAAGCTAGCGGCTGCGCTGCCAGGAGAGTAGTGGAGAGTCATTCCAGGCCGACAAGATCGGACGCCTTGACCTTCAGGGCAGCCGCTATTTGCTTCATTGCCTGCTCAGACAGCGCCTCCTTCTCGCTGGAATCGACTTCGAGCGCTATATTGGTGATGGTTCCGTCAGGACTCACGACCTGAGCGGTTAGACGGATCTTGGTCTTCCTCTCATTCCTAGCGAAGTACAGCAGAGCAGCGGTGAGCACCTTGGCGCCAAGGATCACGCCGATAGTTACCAGCCCAAGATCTCCGTACGCGCCTGCCGGTCGGTCAGGGGTGATGACCTTGGCGGTAGGTCCAAGCTCCCGCTGCAGTTCAGGAGCTTCGAGGCCGCCGAGGTCCGGGAACCGCAATTCGTAGTGCGAAGCTGTCATGTGGGGTTTCTCTCTAATGTTGGTGAAATCTGGACACGTGGAAGGCTTACGGTCGCGCTCCCAGCCGGAGTCGGATGAGCCATGCTGATTGTGGGCTATAAGACTCGTGAACCGCAAGATTCAATGAGACCAGCTGATGGTGGGGTACTCGTGAGGTGCTGCGTGCCCGGCACTAACCGATGCATGGGCGATTTTCAGTCTCACGTGGAGCCCCTTACCTTCACAACGGAATAGCGCCCGCAAACGGGCGAGGTGCCCAAATCACATAGTCACCAAATCATTCCTCGCCCGCGCCAGACGTGACGCCCGCGGTTTCATAGCCCCGCTGCCATCCCGCCGCATCTTCCTGACGACATCGTCGAACGTGGCGACCCCATCGATCAAGCCTTGCGCCTGCGCCGCATCCGCGCCGAGCACACGACCCTGGCCCATCCCGTCGCGTACCTGCGCAATCGGCACGCCACGGCCGTGCGCCACTGCCTTGGTGAAACTGGCGTAGTAGTCGTCCACACGCGACTGCATGAAGCCCTGCGCCTCCTCGTCGAGCGGCACATACGGATTGCCCTCGACCTTGTACTTGCCCGCCGAGATCAGCGTCGGCTGGATGCCTTCGGCGGCAAACGCCTGCGAGTAGTCGAAGTGCGCTTGCCAGACGCCGATCGAGCCGACCTCGCCACCCGGCGTGACGTAGAACTCCGACGTCGAGCAGCCGATCCAGTAAGCAGCCGACGCTGCCAGACTGTTGGCAATGGCCACCACGGGCTTCTGTGCCCGGGCGCTGACGATCTCGTCGGCGAGTTCGGAAACGCCATAGACGCTGCCGCCCGGGCTGTCGATGTCGATCAGGATCTGGCTGACCGAATCATCGGCCAGCGCCTGGCGCAGAGCAGAGGCAAACTGCTGCGTGCTGACGCTACCCGGTCCCGAGACATCGTCGACCATGTTGCCGCGTTGAGTCACCACCCCGTACAGCGGCAGCACCGCAATTCCGCCGCTGGAAACTGCGGTGGCTGCCTGCCGGCGCGCTTCCCGCACGTTGCGGTCAGCGGCGATCGATGCCAGGACGTCCTCACCAGCCGGAACGTCCAGCGACCAACGCGCGAGCACAGCCGCGACCGCATTCAGTCGCTCGGGCATCAGCGCCCAGGGGGTGGCCAGAAATTCAGCAACCAGCAAGTGGTGGTTCATCGTGTCATCCCCATCGTCATTCCGTCTGTGCGTCTTCATCGTCTTGCGGCCCAGTCACATCCTGCGCAGGCCGCTGGTCCTGCCCGGCATCGCCCTCCAGATCCTCCGCCGAACCCTCCTCGACCATGTTCAGTGGCCGCAGTGGCTCATCCAGTCCGTCGAGCGGGTTCAAGTTCTCCGCAATCCGCGCCTCGTTGCGCGTCAGCCAGCCGTTCTGGATCCCGCTCTGGTAGTACGACGACCGACTGGCGGCATCGCCGCGCATCAGATTCGCGAAGTCGAACTCGACTTCCAGATCGTCGCCGTCAAGGAGCAACTCCGACTCGATGCTCGCCTCCCACCGCTCGGCCCACGGCGTCATCGTGTGCATCACGAATTCCAGGCTCTGCTGCTCGATGTTCGAGAAGGTCGCGCGATCGAGATCCGCGATCATGTGCGGCGGCACGCGAAACAGCCGC